ACCTAAATAGGTATTGCCGTCAGTGGCTTCAATACCCTCTAATTTAACTTGGTCATCCTGACTAAATGCGTAGTATTTAGCCGATTCTAAATCATTATTCGGATCATTCAATAATGCGACTAAGTTATCTAAACAAGTGGCGGTATTAGTTTCTGATTTTACTTCACCGGCAGCAGCAGGAGCTCCGGCTACCCAGGTGATAGTTACACCAGCAATAGTTAAAGTGTCAGCACCAGCAGTAGGTTGATCAGCCGGGGTCCAGACAGCAGTATTAGTCAAATTAGTAGATACATATATCTCAAAAGCAAATCGATTACCAACTATGCCATTCTTCCCTACCTTTTCTCCGAAATCAGTATCTTTACTACCCAAATAAAGCTGGATAGTTTCTAATGCCGTAGGGGAAATAACAGCGAATCGTTTATCCATTGGCACATTAAGATTGGTTAGCTTTCTACCACTAGCAGTAAACATCTGATTGATGTTGGAAGGCGTAATTACACCTGACACACCGGCCACGCCTCCAAGATCACCAGCATCAATATAAGAAGCGGCATTGGTATATTCTGCTAAAACATCGCCATCAATACCTCTTTTTAAATCCGTGATAATTGCTGGAGTAAGTTCCTCTCTAGCTTTAGTACTGTTCTGAACCACATCAACCGCATCAATATAAATAGGCACACATTTAACCGTATCTACATCTAATGACTCGCTAAGGGCAGTAGCATCCTGAACAGCAAAATCAGTTCCCTTAGTATAATTTTGGCCTTTAAATCGATTTAGATATTGCTTATTAACTTTATCACCAGTAGTTAGCACTTTCTCATACTGAGTGCTAACAATCTGTAAAGCGGTTAAAGATTTTTCTAAATCAATCTGAAGTTCCTTGGCCCACACTTCCTTATTTAGGGGTGATAAATCATTGGCCATAAAATAAATAGTTATTTTTTAGCGTCTCGCTCCTTCTCCCATTTCTTATATTTATCAAATTCCTTTTCATCCATATTTCTAATATCTTCTGGAGTAACTTTACTGAAATCAACCTCTGCATCTTGACCATCTCCACGATTTCCGGGAGCAGGAGTTGCTTCTTCCTGAGATTTCTTTTCGGCTTTCACCTTAAGATAAGACTGGAAGTAAGCGCTTTGTAGGATTTCTAAAGGAGTTTTATCTTTGGCGCCGGCTAAAGAAATCACCTCGTCAATATCTTCCTCATCAAGTTTAATATCCTTCGGAAAATCATCTTTATTTTCCTTGATATAATCTTTGAGTTCTAAATTGACTAAACGACGTTCTTTAATATCGGCGGCCTCTTTATCTTGCTCCTTTTTATCCTTCTTCCTATCTTTGTCACCCTCTTCCCCTGGCTCGACTTTGGGGTTATCTTTTTTATAAGTTTCGTGATCTTCACTGAGTTTCTTATGTTTACCCCGCCAATGCTTGGATCGATGAGGGAATGTCTGAAGTTCTTTAACCTTCCCGCGAGTTTCCTCAGACATGTCCTCTAATTCCTCATCTTCAAAGGTAGGAATTGCTGCATCCTTTTCTAATTCTGCTATCTGCTCATTTGTTGGAGTTGTGTCTCCAGGCTGATTGTTTTCAGTCCCAGCCCCAGGCTGATCATTGTTTAACATAACAATTTTCTTATTTTTTAGAGTTTTATCTCTAGCACATTTTTTAACGGGTTTTGTCCCGCTCATCCTAAAAATAAAACGGACTACCGAAGTAGTCTGGGGAGCTCAGAGGGGAAAGGATGAACTAAAGCCCTCTGGAGCTCTACAGATCACTCCGGAAAATATTCATCCTTTCATATCAACGAGCTTTAAGGCGAATTAAGCCAATTTCTAATCAAATCACGAACAAGTCTCTTTTCAGCGGTCCAACCACATTTCTCACAAACTACAGTCTTTCTAACAGTTGGATGGTTATTAAACTTCCCTTTAGCATAACCACAACCCGGGCAAGGAAATAGCTTTGGGTTCTTAGGCTTAGGTTTTATAACCTTTTTCTTTGGTTTTAACTTTGGCTTACGTGGCATAAAATTAATTTAGATTACGCTTCTTGCTTATTGATGGTGAACTTAAAGACCCCATCTCCATTAAAAAATTCTCAACCTCAGTATGAAAATCATCTTTAGCAATAGTTATGGCGCCGATTTCCTCTAAACTTTTATTTCTATCTATTTTGTCTTTAGCTTGATAAATATAAGTTCTTAATCGTCTCTCAAAATATTTCCAGCCTTCAAGCCCAACTATTAATTTAATAGCTTCTTGCTCGCGCAACTCTTCGGCCCTATCTTCTTTGGCCTTTTCTATTGCCTCTTTTCTCTCTCCTTTAGTGGCTTGGTCTGTCATATATTATTATTAAACTGGGACTCTTTCAGCCGGAGAGGGTGCCGGGGCAACTACGGGAGCTCCAGCGCCAGGCGATCCCATACTCATTACTGGTTCTGCTCTTGGAGCAACATCAATCTCGGAATAACCCTTTAAGTCAAGCATTTTCTGAAAGGCCGGGTGATTTAATATTTGCGCGTTTCCGCCAGACATCTGTAAAATAGTAGCTAAATTAGCAATCTGCTCCTGCATATCAAATGATTCGTTAACTATCCGCACCTCGGTTGATTTACGGAACCCTTTATAAAAACTCTTTGGCAGTTTAAGATATAAACTTTCTTTTGATTCCTGACGAGATTGCAATACTTGTTTAACAACTTCCATTTCACCTTGGGTTGGCCATTTACCATCTTTTAAAGTTTTCTTAATCATTTCCCATAAATCATCTTTTTTATATTCGTTAAAAAGCCATTCCATTTCTTCCTGACTGGTTATCTCGAGAATATGCTCGGCGCTAAGGTCTTTTTCTAATTTAGGAACAACCCAATCATTAAAGATTTCCTCTAAAAACAGTCCAAAATTCTCTCTAACAAAATTAAATAGCTTCATCGCTTGCTGATTCATCATAACTCCTAACCCAAGTGGTGTCCCGGATGGCATAGATTCCCCGGTAGTGGATTCAAAAGAATTAGATAATGTATTGGATAATCTCTCAATTTCCTCTGAAAGTAGATTATGAACTCCGGCATTTCTAACCTCAGTCGGGATCCTCTGTAATTGACCGGATAAACGCAGAACATCGCCGTTAATAGTGCTGGTTAGAATATTACGAGCAAACTTCTTGTCATCAGTAGCTAATATAATTAAACTGGCTAATTGATTAGCGAGAACAATTTGGTTGATATTTTCATTCTTTAAAAGCTGAGTCTCAAAGTTATTTTCAATCTCTCCGATTCCTAACCAACGGCCATCTTCCCTGTCGTAGTGGCATTCTTTATATAAATCCTCTTTTTTGCCAACGGGATTAGTATAGAGTATTAAGCCTTCTTGATCCTTTTCACTCTTGTTCTGTTCATTTCCGCCGAGACCTGGCTCGGGTAAAATACAGATAATCTGACCTTGAACATACTTATCGGGCTTGCCATTTTTCTTAACCCAGCTTTCCGGAACATCATCATAAAACTCCCTAACATGAATATATTTAGCTTTACCCATAGTGTTATCATTGTCGGTTCTCTCACTATCTACGTAATTCTCTTTTTTATGTTTGGTAAAGCTATTAATAGCCAACTCTATATTCTTGCTATCCCAGGGTCCGGCCATTCTCCTTAATTCTCTTGGAGTATAATAATGGCTTTCAATCACCCAGGAATCGTTTAAGTTTTCAGCCGTGGGGTCATTCTTTAAAAGGCGCAAATCAACTAAAGAGAAAATCTTATCTCCTTGAACTCTCTTGGCTACAATCGAACCAAACTTAGGGCAACTCATTGCCATTTTGTTAAAGATTTTACCCAGCTTTTGCTCTCTCATCCATTCTCGGCCATCTCTTCTCATTACCCAGGCTCTACGCCTATCTCGGCCGTCAATGGCTTTAAATAGAACATCTTTTGTGCCAACGTCTATATTTTTACCAGCATTTTTAACCTTTGGCTTCCCAATATTGAAAAAGAACTTATAGCCTAATTCATCTTCATTGCCGGACTCATACTTAGAGGCGTAATAAAGATTAATTTTCTTGATCGTGTCAATCTGACTGAAATTATAACCAGGAACAATCGTAACCTTTTTAATATTAAAATCAGTCTCATATTCCCTAATGGTAGAGAACATGTTAGCCTTTTTTTCTTCTTGGTCTTGTTGTTTAGACATATTTTATTTACATCTTGGTCCTTTTCTTTTTTCTGCTCTCCTTTCGTCTAATCTATCGCTTTCCTCTCTGTCGTGGAGATTAATTCTATTATAACTCATAGCGAATATTTGAAACATATCTGCTGGGTGAGAAGTCCAATCGTGATATGGGTTCTTGGCCCAGTCACCAGGCTTTTCTTTCCACTCATGACGATACTGACTAAGCGCGTCAAGGAAATCCTCACACTTTGTCTGATCAAACCACATCTTAGGAAATACTGTGCGGACTGCGATAATACCATCTTGCTTATCTGCCATTCTCGGAACAACTGTAATGTTATCACTTATCATGCTCTTAAACAATTCTTTCCTGGTTTTATTGGTGCTTTGTTCTTTGACTTCAATATCATGCGGTAAAAAATGTTCTTCTACTTGATAAGGTTTCTCAGCTAGTAACTTTTTATAAGCAGGATAATCTAAATCCACACCAGCATAGTAATCAATCAT